ATTGCTGCTTCAGGCAAATATCGCTCACCCGTCTTGCTTGACGGTTTACCAGACTTAGTGCGCCACTTCTGGTCGCCCCAGTCTTTGAGCGATTTCTGAGGAGCTTTCAATCTCTGTACCCTCCACCAGCTTTCTTATACTTCTTAGCAACAAGCTGCGCTTTACGGGCTGACCATTGGCCCGCTCCAGTGCCCTGAGTTGCTGCGGCCTTTACTTGGGCCACAATCCGCTTACGTAGATCAGGCTTGGTGTAATTACCGGCAGCATTGACTTTACCACCTTCAGCATACTGCGTGAAGTCAGTGTCGTCACGGCGAGCTTTACGCACACCTTTGGGCATTTTACTAGGGGACATTGCCCCCATTCCACGGCTTGCCATCATTCTTTGCCTGCCACTTTCTTTGCTGCCGAATCCACTGTTTCACCTTGATTTACAAGATTAACAATTTTGTTAAGGATTCTTTCATCCAAATCGTTTAAACCGTAGCGTTTGGCTGCATCTACAAATTCGTCACCATTAATGAAAGCAGCAGGAAGTTTCCCGCCGCCAGCGTAACGTGACTTCTTTATGCCATTTGGCATTTTAGATTTTGCAATAGCTCCCATGCCACGGCTTGTCATCATTTTGCTTTACCTTTAGCTTTCTTGGCTAAAAACAATTTGTCAACCATCTCTATCCGCTGCGGCTTAGTTGTGACTTTATTAATAATACCCAAACGCTTGGGTTTGCTTGCTCCATAGAAGCCAGCCTTCTTTAAAGACTTAACTACGCTAACTGCGGGTTTTAAGGTTGCCATGTCAGCACTTACCACCGTTACGCATTGCAATCATTGTGCCCTTAGTCTTGCCTTTAGTTGCAATACCGTCAGCACGTTTTGACGCAGAAGAAACCTTGCCGCCACTAGCGTAACCCATATCGCTAATCTTTTTTCTGGCAGCCGCATCTTTAGCGTCTTGCCTAGCTTCTTCAATGGCATCAAAGTTAGCAGGCTTTGGAATACCGCGTGATTCACGCTTCATTTCAGATTGAGCTTCACGCGCAGCTTTTCTAGATGGCATCATGTCCATCATTTCATTTAATTTTTCACGAATGCTCATGGTATTTCCTTAGCAGTATCTTCCGCCTTTAGCCATCTTAATCATTGTGCCTTTGGTTTTACCCTTGGAGACAACGCCATCAGGTGTCTTGCCAGTCTTTACAGCGCCCATCTTAGATGGAGCCATGCCGCCTTTAGCCAGCTTGGTCATAGGCTGACCTTTATGCAAACGGCCTTCGTGTTTGTTCACGGCCTTCTGCATCATCTTCTTGTCCATTTTCACGTCTTCGTGTTTCATATCACCACCTTTAGAAAATTTACGGCCTTTATCGGCCATGGAAAAATCTTTTCCCACGGACTGTGGGACGCCTGATTTCTTGGCAAACGCTGGATTGTGAGCCACCGCTTCCATGAAATTGTGTTGTTTTTTACTAACTGAGGGCACTGCGATGCTCCTTCATAAAGTCGTCTATCTTGCTTTCAAGGCGATCAAGACGAGCTAATACGCGGTTAATGTCGTTATGGACATCAGCTTTGGTCACAAACTTTTCAGCGTTCTCTTCACGAGTTTTGCTCAAAAGAATGCTCAAGCGCTTCACTTCGTCGTGAGACACCTTTACCCAGAACACCAGCAGTGCTGATGCAAAGGACAAAACAACATTCCAGACCATCAAGTCCATTACAACATCCGTCCTTTGGTCTTACCACGCTGGGCAATACCATCTGCACGTTTAGAAGCTGAGCTAGCTTTACCACCCTTTGAAAACTTCTTTTCAAATCTAAGGCCGTAACCTTGGCCAACTTTTGCGGGTGAAATTTTTCCGCCAAACGCATCAACTGATAGCGCATCCTTGAGGTTAAACTTTTTATCCTGAAAGTTTAATCTATCACTCGACGATGGAGTTGGTTGTGGTTGTGGTGAAGGTGCGGGCTGATTTAGGTCAAACATATTTTCTCCTTAACATTTCCAAGCTCTAAGTGATTTGTTTATGCGTGAGTCTGGGTCTTTGGCGGTTTTGGCGGATGTCAACTTCTTTTTCATCCCTTCCATCCTCGCACAAAAAGAGTCGCGCCGGGAGCCGCCTTCTGGCTGGGGAGGCTTCAAGTTCATGCCTTGCTTTTTCGCGGAAGCCCGTCCCTTGGCATTTAAGCCACCCTTCGGATTCTTGCCTTCTTTTCTCTGCCATGCTGGTGTCTTAGCCATTTGCTACTTTCAGTTTGGTCTTACGGATAGCTTCCAGTAGAGGCATTACTACCTCTTCACGGAAGTTGTTCTCAAACGTATCTGTGCCAACGTGTGGAAGACTGATGTCTACGTCTGCATAAATCTTAAAACCGTGCTCCGCAGCTCGGTCGCAGAACAGATAGTCTTCACCAAGGTAGTGACCGTCTTTGATTTCAAAATCAAACACACTACACACTTGCTCACCCTTGAAGTCGTAGAACCACTCGGGGTGTGCAACAACCATTGTCTCTAACACATGGCGTTGAATCAACATAAAGCCTGTACCAACGCGCTTTAAACGCATCAATGAACCATCAAACTCTAGATCTTCATTCTCATCAAAGTACAGATCGGCAAAGAAGTTTCTATCCTTAGATCTGCGTGGGTACATACCAGCGGTAATGTCTTTGCCCCCACTTTGCGCCATCAAACGCAGGATGTCATCTGCCGTAGCAATCACGTCAGAATCAATAAACAGCAGCTCTGTAGCGTCGGACTTGAGGAACTCATGCACCAATTGGTTTCTAGCCATAGTGATGATTGAGCACCCAGACACATCGCCCATATTAACGGCAACACCAAACTGCATAGCCTTGGGCATTAACGCCGCAATGTTGTATGCGAGTTTGATATTGATCTTGCCGTCATACGCTGGGATAGCTATGAATAGCTTACGCCCAGCCAGAACTGCTTGTTTTGCTTCAGCCATAGTAAATCTGCGCTGCGTCAATTGCGCTCATGTAGGCATAAATTCCATTTACTGCCAACACACCTTCACCGGGAATAAGTGGAGCATTTTGGAACTCGTCTGATGAGTGCGTTTCGTAAGTGAGTAACCAACGATTTGCACCGCTGACATAGATCGCCGCTGGAGTACCTGTAATATTTCCAGTATTGATGTCCGTAAGCGTAAACGTATCAGCGCCTGTCCTAGTAATTGTGTAGTTACCATCTGTGGCAGCTCCGCCTGAACCAGCATCAAAGTGAATACCAACAACAGCGCCTGTAGACAAGCCGTGAGCAGTTTTAGTCACAGTAACTAATGTGCCGGTACGAGCGTAAGATACGCTTGAAGTGACTGGGGCTGTGGTTGAATCAAACAAAACCAAGGTTCCGCTACCACCATAAAAAGAAACGCCTTTTACGCGATTTCGCCCAAGTACAAAAAAACCGCTTTGGTTTAAATGCGCTTGCTTAACGTCGGTTTGCATACCCATAATTAATCTCCTTTAAAACGGGGGCCGAAGCCCCCTAGATCAATTAATCGTTTTGCTGGCCGAGCAATGGATCAGCAACAAAGTACAGAATCGTACCAGTGATAGTGCCGCCTGTAGGAGCATCGCCAGAAGTACCGCCGCCGGTGATAGTCACCAACTTGGTTGCAGACATTGTTGTGCCCATGTTAGCGCCAGCAGTAGCAGAAGCTTGGTTAATCACCAACTTGCCAGTGGTAGCAACAGCAGCAGAGATCAAGCCTGTGTTTGTAGCGGTAGAAGTGCCGTACAAAGTAAAGCCCATGTCAAAGGTGGGAGTTGAACCACCAGTGGCAGCGCAAACTGCTTGGATCTCAACAACGATAGCACCAGCAGGTAAAACAACTGCGGGAGCATTAGTGGCTGAAGAAACTTTAGCGGATGTACCAGCAGCTGATGCGCCGGAAATGTAAAACTGGGCAGCCATTAAGCCGGAACCGCAGTAAGCTGTGCGAGTCTGGTCTCCGCCGCCGGAGCGCCAAATACTCTGTGTGGTTGATAATGCCATGATAAATTGTCCTTACATACAAGATCAGCGCATCAATCGGTATGTCGTCTGCCGGGTCAGTTTGATGCACCGGGTTTCCCGGGCTAATGTGTTTATACCACTACGTTTAAACCAATGCAACAAAAAAGGGAGCCGAAGCTCCCCTTTTTTTTGAGACCAATTAGGCTCCGGGTGAACCGAAGATGCCCAAAGGATCAGACACGCCGAAGCTGTAACGCTCACGGGCTTTGTAACGAACGTTACCTGTGTCAAAGTCACCGTCCATGCCGGTAGACATGGGGGTACGCACGAAGTGCTTCAAGCCGTTAGGCACGTCTGTCAACAGGAACCAAGCATTGGTGTCTGTTAAGAAGTGGTTAACGCAGTAGCCATCAGGAATAGAACCGTTGTTCTTCAATGCGTTGATGTCATTGTCGTTAGTACCAACGCGCAACTCGGTCTCGAGCAAGCGGGTAGCAACGAACATCAATGAAGGAGGAACAACCAACTTCTTAGGCTTAGCGGCAATTAGCAAACCACGCTCGTCTGTCCAAGCAGCGATCTGAATAACGGCATTCTCAAGAGAAGTCTCGTTCAGGTCAGCAGGAGTAGAAGGGGTGTTGCTGTTAGTGCCACCGGAAACCAAGGGGTGTGCTGTTGAGCACAACACTTGACCGTCGCCGTATGTAGGGCCACCACTGAAAGCGTTGTTCAGGACGAAAGCGGCCTTAACTTGCTTTGTGTAAGCCATACCACGGGCCAGAGCCTTGGTATAACGTGAAGACAGGCTGTCGTACAAGTTATCTTCCACAGCTTCCTCAGTGATGGAGAAGCCCATCGCAATGGTTTCGTGGGTGTAACGTGCAGTCCATGCTTCTTGTGCATTGTCATACTGAATGGCAGAGCCTTCATTCTTGACAGGTGCAGCATTAAAGCCAGACAGCTTTGTCTCTTCTTCAAAACTACGCTCAGATGTCTCTGTTTCGTAGATCTCTTTGTGCTCTTCGCCGTACTTAGCGTACTCAAGACCGAACAATGCGTTCAGGCCGGGGAGCAATTCTTTGAGCAGTTGTGCGCGTGAAATAGCCATTTGTTACTCCTTAAACACCAGTGGTGTCAGTGTACTGGTGCAAGTTGAACTTGACCAAGAATTCAAAGTAAGTCGTAGCGGCAACGTTAGCTGCGCCAGTGGCTGTATCAGGTACAACATCAACGACACGAATAGGAAGCGTAGCTGTAGTACCAGCGGAAGCACCGTCGATACCATAGAACGAATCACCAGTTGTGGTGCTACCGGTGTTAACAGACAACGCAACGTTAGAACCAACCAATGCACGGCTGAAAGCTGTAGGCACGGTGGTCTGGCCGCTGGAAGCTGCAACACGGAAGACCGCATTGGGATCATCCACAACAAAGCCAAAGGCCAATTGTGTAGATGTAGACTGGGAAGCAGGGTAGTACTGACCATTGGTGAATTGACCGCTGGAATTTGTGTAGCTGCAACCAACCAACACACCAACGCTGTCGCCAGAGTTAGAAGTGGTGTTTGCAATCAAATAACCATCGGTGTTCACTGCAACAGTATCACCATTGAAAATTGCAGTAGCGTAGCCAGCTGCAATAGGGATTTGACGGATCGCTCCGGCGTAGGGCAGACCATCCAGTCGATTGACTGGCTTGAGGCCATACGTCTTAGAAACGGTAGGATATGCCATTTAAGACTCCAAAAAAATTAAGTACCTTTTCCGAAAGTGACCGTGGACTTACGTTCTTTGAACATAGGCATCCTCGGATCATTCTCGCGCATGTAAGTGTTGTCTACTGACTGCATCTGAGCTTCCGATTGTTTTCGGTAGTAATCATTCCGCTGTTCAGTAAATTCCACAGGTGTTTTGCAAAGCAACAGACCGCCTACTTCCACGCTGTCAGGGAACTTGGGATTACCAGAACCAAACAGGCGGATTTCGGGATGGTCAGAAGCCTTAACAGGTTCCCAGCCTTCGCGTAACTTACCGGAAATGTTTGTGGCATCGTCTTTACCTTGTGACGAAATCCTGATCCAACGAAACGCATAACCAGCCTCCGGATTGGGGTCTGGCAGAAGTTGTGGTGGCATCCATTGCTTAGGACGCTCCATCCTCTCGCGGGCATCAAGTTCACGAGTCATACGGTTAGATTTTTCCATTTTCATTTCCTCATTTCTTCAGCAACCTTACGGGCGTACAGTTCCAATGGAACTCCCAACCGCTTGGCGATATTCACTTGTGTCTGCGTCAGTACGATCTTTTTAGGCGCTGTACTGCGGGTAGCAGGTGAAACAACATTGGATTTGGTACGTTGAGGTTTCGCATCAACGGATTCTCCGGCTCCAACTTGGTCGGGGAATCTTTCTCGGATGTCAGTGTCAATACGTTTGTAGTACTCTTCACTGCCAACCCTGATACCGTTCTCGACAAGCTCTTCATGCAACCCTAGGGCGTATGAAGTCATCCGTTTGTTGCTTCCAAACCACTGATTTCGGTCTTGCCATGCAAGTAGTTTTTCGTCAACGGGTGCAGCTTGTTGAGGCTGTGGCTGCATTTGTACAGGAGTTTCTTGTTCCTGTAAAGGGGCAGGTCTAAAATTATTTACTTTATCTGCGCGGATTTTGGCCGTAGTTAGTGCTTCCTGCGCTTCTAACAACTTGTCTGAATCCCCAGATTCGTAAGCTTCTTTGTATTGACGCTTAGCCTCTTCAATCTCTGAGTTAACAACTTTCTTAGCTTGTTCCAAGAGAACTTGCTGACCCTGATTAACTGAACCTTTGAGGCGTTTGTTCTCTTCGTAAATTGCCTGAGCAATACGAATAGCTTCGTCTTTCTCACGTTGAGCAGCTTCTTTAGCTCTGCGTTCTTCGTGATAGCCCTTGGTAAAGTGTTTAAACCTATTTTTTACACTCTCAGAATAGCTTGCAAGCTCTTCCTCGGTAGGATCTTGCGGGGGTTCCGCCATCGGGGTTCTGTATTTATCGCCCTCTGGGGTGTCGTCCACAATCTCAATTTCAGGCTTATCGTCTTCCGCCGCCTCAGCTTCTACAACTTTCCCACCTTTACGGGGGTTTTGTTCTGCTTCATCAGGAAATTCAAATTCTGTTTTTTCAACTTCACTCATGATTTACTCCTTAAGTTGGACGTTGGATACCACGAGGGTCTTGCACAACCGCCTGAACGGAATCATCATTGATTAGTCTCCACTCTGTACCATGAATCTTCATGCGGGTTCCCGTGTTAGGACGTACTAACACAAAGTCACCAACCTTACAACTCGGGCCAGATGGGAAACGGGATGCATCTTTAAACGCATCAGGGCCAATCTTTGCAACAAACAGCACGGGGGAGAGAAGCTCCTCGTGGTACATCGCTGTGGCTGACTTCAAAATACCGGTCTCACTAAACTCTTCTTCTGCTTTGGGCAGCATACAGAGGAGATGGTAAGTAGCCGGATCGGGCACTTGTTTGGCTTTCTCTTCAGCGGAGGTATTAAGCACCCCACTTAGATCAACCGCACTTACATCAAATTCACTCATCTTCATGTTCCTTAGTTTTTCGCACGAGGTCAGCAAGTTCATACTGCGCGGTTTGCAGACCCCGGATCGTTCCGCACAGTTCTTTGTAGTGATCGTAGGTTTTCGCACCACCACCACTGACAACATCAACCAACTGCTTGACTTGTTCGTCAAGTTTCTTGTTTAACACTTCAAGCATATTGGCCATGATTACTCCTTATTACCTTGTAATAACTTCTGCTGATGAAGTTGTTGCTGCTGAGCCATAGCCTGCTGCTGTTGCATTTGGGCTTGTTGTTGCTGAGCTTGAGCCTGCTGAAGCTCCATTTGCTTAGCTGCCATCTCTAAGCCATGCAGCTCTTGGGCTTGAGCAATCTCTTGCTGTAAACGCAGTGCTGCCATGTTTGGATCTTCACCAACTTTGGCTGCGCTCTCACGGGCTTTGAGTGACAGCTCTTCAGATTTAATCTGTAAGTCACCCTTAACCTTGAGAGCCTTGATGTCAGAGTCTTGCTTCTTGATCTGAAGTTCCTGCATCTGCATTTGGATGATTGGATCTTGAGCCTGCTGAGCAGCCTGTTGTTGAGCTTGCTTAGCCTTATCCATCTGCAGAAGCTGAGCCGCAGCTTGAGCCACAAGTTTGGAGACTTGAACTTCAGTGTTCTCATCCATCTTGGCATCAGGTGCAGGCAATGTAGCTCCAAGCTGTTCTTGGAGTTTCTGACGGTACTGGAATGCTACGTGTTCAGCAACGTGGGCCATGATGGCGGCTTGAATCTGCTGAGCCATAGGACTCTGACCAATCTGACCCATCACCACAGGATCCTGCATCATTGATGTATGGACTGCGATGTGTGCGTCGTGGTCTTGATAGATAAACGCTTTAGTTGGTTTGCCAGTTAAGAACGACATGTTCTCAGAAACAGGATCTCTTGGTGTCTGGTCATCATCAACTGGGACTAATTTGTCTGCGTTCTTGATTCCCAGAACTTCAATCATCTGACGGTGCAGTAAAGGCAGATCATAGATCTGTGGAGCACCTTGAGCCAACTGAATGACAGCTTGGTACTGCATGATCCTTTGAGCCATCGTGGCGGAATTCGGATCTGACACGGGGATAACATCCACCATGTCATAGTCTTCACGCTTGGCTTGAGGTGTACCAAATACAGGGGTGTATTCATAGTCATCTGGGGTGTAGTCCCTGATGATTTCTTTGAGCAGTTTAAACTCTTGTTTCATTGAATAATGAACACGAGCCTGCACCGCAGACATGGTCTTGAGTTGTCTCTCAAGCAACGCCAGTGTTGTACCCACTGGAGAGTTGGCAGACATATCGCTAATGTTCATATCTGCGATAGATCCAAGACGGCGGCCTTCGTCTGTAATCTGATTCAAGAGAGCCAAGAGAACCTGTGAAGGCTCCTTGTATGGCAGGGCCATGATGTTCTCTTTAACAGATCCGCTAGGTACATCCACGTCACGGAATTCACCGGGAGTGATTGGAGTATCGTCGTCTTTAATACGCAGGCCACGAGTCTTCAAACCACCGGGCAAGTTAGACAATGTTCCAGCATCTACCAGCTGACGAATCAAAGATGTGCCTGCACGGGCGTATCCACCGATCAGGTGAATCAAACCTAAGCCATAAGCTCCAAAGCCCGGTACATAGGTGTACTGAACAAAGTGCTGGCGCTTGAGTTTGTGCTTGTCATCCTCATTCCAGTTGCGGCGGATGGCTAGGATTTCTTTTGTGCCACGCTCTAAGGTAATGACATACGGAAGAGCAATCCCATCTGGATCCTCATAGCCGGGCAGATCAAAGTCTACGTGGATTTCATAGATTTGATAGCGGTCATCATCAGATAGGTTGTAGCCTTGGTCTTCAGCTTTTTTCTTTTCTACGTCGGTGTAGAACTGTAAGGGTTCACCCAGATCACACTCAACATAAAAGCCGCTTACTTGAAGCTTGCGAATATCATTCTTGGTCTTGCGCATGATGTGGGTCACACGCTCTGAGGTCATGGCGCTGGAAGCGCCGTAGGGGATGATCACATCTTCTGCGGGGATGAAGATAGAAGCTTGGCGGCCCAAGGATGGATCGTAGTAGACCTTCTTGAAAGCTGCGCCAGCCAGACCCAAGGAATACAACATACGCTCATGCTCAGGTCGGTACTCGGGCATACCTTCCGTGAGCTTATAGTTCATGTCATCTCTGACACGCTCCGCCGCCTCTTCTTTAAGTTTATCAATTGCGCCGATGATCTCGGTTTTGACCGGGCCAGCAGCAGGGAACGTTTCAATGATAGTCTCGCTTTGGAACCGTACAGCAGCCTCTGTGAGTACCGTTGAGAAAACACCGCAAGCACCGAGCCACGGTTCAGTACGCTCTTCATATTTCATTCCCAAAACATCAAG